CGATGGGTTTGCTTCCCTTTGTGATCGGTTTATTGGTCCTCAACTTATATCTTATAATTCGTCTCAACTCATACGTGAGAGGTTCCAGGGGTGGACAGTAGCAGAATTTGCACACACTTACACCATGCGCTCCGTGGGGAGTTATAATACAGATCAAGCGTCTCGCAAGGAACTAGTCCTTTTCAATTATGAAGTGTGAAGTCACCCTCTACGTTGCAGGTCACGTCTTCAAAGAAGAAGTCTATGCTCGTGACTACCAGGAAGCAAGGCAAGTTGCCCTTGCTCGCAACCCGAATGCAAAAGTTATTGGAGTTACCGCTAAACTTTAATGATACAGTATGATCGTGATAAAATGTCTGAAGCAACTGCAAGACGTTTAGTTGCTTCAGAGGGCAGTATTGATGGTACTATTATTGTTAAGAAGGATATTCCGATTTTCGTTATGGAGATCGGAGATCCTTTTAATGTTGTTGGGATGATTTCTGAGTACCGAAAGCAAAACGGTTCTCATTATCCCAGCAATGTTAAAGCATGGAGAAGTAGTTTCCTCACTCATCAGGAAACTGATATGTTTGATGATGTCATTACTTTTTTGGTTGACACTTGCGATAAAAAAATTGCAGAACACTATGGTGTATTTGTAAAGCATCAATGTATACAGATGTGGGTGATGGAATATGAGAAGGGAAACTGGGCAGCAAAACATACCCATTATCCCACAGATTGGTCTGCCGTATACTATGCTGGTATGGACGATCAATCTGCACCTGTGATTGTAGAGAATAGTATTAGGATTAATCCTAAGTCTGGAACTTTGGTTCTGTTCCCAGGAATTCTAGATCATAAAGTTCCTGCAACTGCATCGCAGAGAAAAGTATTGGCAATGAATTTAATGAAGAAGGATGTAGGATAGTGTGGCGTATTTGGGCAAAAGCATTGGGGCAAAAAGATGGACGAGATGACAGAGAAGCAGATATTGTTGCTGGCATACGCACCCTTATTTTTATTTCTTACTTGGTTACCAACCTTTTTATTATTAGTGGAGTGATTAGACACTGGAATGACGTACCAACTAAAAGACTACCTGTACTCAATCAACCAATCTAAAAAGAGTATTCTAGATGATGATGCTGATGCTGAGCGAGGGTATCCTGCTTACATTATTAACAGGTGCCTCAGTTCTTTCACTGATACGGTATTGTATGCTAATGAAATGAACAAGAATCCGCATCTACCAAAGAAGATGCAATATGACTTTTTTATAAATAGTGTGAAACCTAGGAAGCGTTTCTCTCCCTGGGCTCGCAAAGATTCTATTGATTATCTTGAAGTAGTCAAAGAGTATTATGGTTATAATGACGATAAAGCACTCCAAGCTCTCAGGATTCTTACCAAGGATCAACTAGATCATATTACAAAGGCATTGAATAAAGGTGGAAAAAGATGAGCGGTGAAACTGAGATCCAGTGGAAGCAAACTGACATGGTTGAAGTGGTTCTCAAGGAACCAGATGACTTCCTCAAAGTGAGAGAAACGCTAACCAGAATCGGTGTGGCATCTCGTAAAGAGAGGAAGATCTATCAGTCATGCCATATCTTGCATAAGCAAGGCAAGTATTATATTGTACACTTTAAAGAGTTGTTTGCTCTTGATGGTAAGCATACTAATTTTTCTTTGAATGATCTTCAAAGAAGGAATAGAATTGCTCAACTACTTTCTGATTGGGGACTCATCAGCATTGTTTCTCCTGATAAAGTAGAAAATCTTGCGCCACTAAATCAAATTAAAGTGCTTGCATTCAAAGACAAAAACGATTGGACTCTAGAAAGCAAGTATAATATTGGTAGGAAGAAAACTGCTGAAGAGTAATTGCAAAACAATATTAATGATCTCGTAATTAAACAACGAGATTGCGATCCAAATTTACATAGATGGAAAACGTGGGAACCAAATACACCATTCGCTCCTAGAGTAGATGTCTCTCTGTACTCTCATAGAGTCCAGGGAGATTTGCCACATCAAATCATATCTGAGATTGAAGATCGTAAACTCGGATACTATGATGGAGACGAATGGAAAACATACAACGTATTTTCATGGACTAGTCCTTGGGTAACCCAATTGTCCGAAACGATATGGGAAGCATATCTCAAATACACAAACTCTATCGGAGTTGAAACTTACGATAAAGATAAAGTTTGGATTCGTGGTTGGGTGGTAAGACTAGACCCAGGGCAGGGATTAAAAATACACTCTCACTCACTTCACGAGAATACATTTCTAAGTGGAAACTTATCGCTAACCGAAAACAACACCACTACTGACTACTGGATACCATTATTCAGTTTATATCATGGGATGTTTAGATATGAAAATCATCCAGGATCAATGGTGCTATTTCCTTCATGGTTGCAGCATAGTGTGGATGAAAATCACTCAGGAAAGGTACGGTATTCTCTAGCATTTGATATGTTCTCTGAACATACTATGAATTATGTTAGTGCTAACCGTAATAAAAGTGAGGAAATCCAGAATAATATACTGTTGTCAAAAAAGTTCTCAGAGATATAATTATATGTGTGATGCCTAATGGGTCACATGTACACGTCGCTTTTTAAGGACAATGGTAACATTTAATTGGGAAACATATACGCCGTATTCTATCGGGTTCAATGAAACATTCAACAGACTGGAAGCTCTTGCAGGAGGTGGAACGAATTACCCTCCTTACAACATCGTTAACGGATCTGATGGCAGAACCACTTTGGAGGTCGCTCTTGCTGGATTTTCAAGAGAAGATATTGAAGTGGAAACAGAACGGAATGTTCTGACTGTCTCAGCACGAAAAGCACCAGAAGACAAAGAAAGAAACTACGAACATAAAGGAATTTCATACAGGACATTCTCACGCAACTGGCAGATGGGAGATGATGTAGAGGTTGAGAGCGTAGACTTTGTTGATGGTTTGCTGACAATCTCACTCAGAAAAGAACTGCCAGAAAAACAGAAGCGTAAGAAGTGGTTCTAAATAATAATGAAGGGGACTTGACGGTCCCCTTTTCCTTTGGTATACTATAGAAAACATGTTTTGATTATGTCAGACACAATTAATCACAGCGTTCGTATTGTCCATCTTGTGACAGGCGACTACATCATTTGCAACTTTACCCAGGTTAGAGAAGAAGAGAAATTTGTAGCATATCAACTTCTGTATCCTCTTGCGTTGAATCTCAGCACTGCTCCTGACAATCCAGAAGAGTATAATGTTTCCTACCGTCGTTGGAATCCATATACTCCTTATGAAGATCATCGCATTGCTCCTAGCAGCGTAGTATCTGCTATGCCACCTGCTGGTGAGATCCTACAGAACTATGTTACTAAACTGAAAGAGGCAGGTGTTGACCTCTCATTCCTACCTAATAACGGAGCTGATATCCTTGGAGAAACTACTCAAAGTGCTGTTACTGAAGGACCAGTGGCTGCTGGCGTCAGTTGATGAAATTGAGGATGCTCAGTTTGGAGATCCAGACTGCATCCTCACTGACCCAATGTTGATTGAGGGAGACCAGTTGACAGACTGGCTCCCTTTTGCCGATGTGAAAGAGTGCGTAGTCCGTTCGTCTGATATAATGACGTTTGTGGACCCGAGCGAGCGGTTGCTTGCTCAGTTTTATAATGGAAAAACCGAACTGCTTACTGAATGAAGTTTTATACTAATGTTGAACAAGCAGGCAACCGTCTGCTGGTCCGTGGTTATGAAGGCGGTGCTCCGTTTTCTTATAGAGTGTCGTTTAGTCCTACCTTATATGTTCCTACCAAAAATTATTCTGAGTGGAGAACTCTTGAGGGAGACTGTGTAGAACCAATTAACATGGGTTCTATTAATGAAGCCAAGGAGTTCATCAAAAGGTATAAAGATGTTGAGGAGTTTCCCATCTATGGGAACAGTCGTTACCTCTATCAATACATCGCGGAACAGCATCCTGAAGAAGAGATTCTTTATGATGTGTCTAAGATCCGTGTGTTTACTATTGACATTGAGACGGCAGCAGAGAACGGGTTTCCAGACATTGAAACTGCAGATCAAGAGATTCTAGCGATCAGTATCAAGGATTCTTATACTGGTCGCATTATTGTCTTTGGTGCTCGCCCGTTTGAGAACAAAGATAGCATGGTTGACTACATGCATTTCCGTTCTGAGGAGTCAATGCTGACAGCATTCCTTCAGTATTGGAATGAAAACTGTCCTGATGTGGTTACTGGTTGGAATGTTCAGTTGTTTGATATTCCCTATATTGCTCGGCGCATTGATAGGATCCTTGGTGAGAAGTATACTAAGACTCTTAGCCCTTGGAAGCTTATTTCTTCTAGGGAAATTTTCATTAAGGGAAGAAAACAGATCGCGTATGATCTTCCAGGAATTTCTACTCTGGATTATTATGACCTGTACCGAAAATTCACTTACACAAACCAAGAGTCTTATCGGTTGGATCATATCGCCTTCGTTGAACTCGGAGAAAAAAAGTTAGATCACTCTGAGTTTGACACGTTCAAAGAGTTCTATGAGAACGACTGGCAAAAGTTTATTGAATATAACATTCATGACGTTCGCCTGGTGGACAAACTGGATGACAAGATGAAACTGATTGAACTCGCATTCACTATGGCATACGATGCCAAGGTGAACTATGAAGATGTGTTTAGTCAGGTTCGCATGTGGGATAACTATATTTACTGCGAACTTTTGAAGAGGAAGATTGCAATTCCTCCTAAGAAAGAAGCGACCAAGACTGAGAAGTATGCGGGTGCTTATGTCAAAGAACCGAAACCAGGATTCTATGATTGGGTTGTGTCTTTTGACCTTAACAGTCTGTATCCTCACCTTATTATGCAGTACAATATCTCGCCAGAGACACTCCAAGATACCAGACACTCAACAGTTACCGTTGATAAAATACTTGATAAGCAAGTAGAGATTGATGGTGAGTTTTCTGTCTGTGCTAATGGTGCTCAGTATCGCAAAGATGTCCATGGGTTTCTTCCTCAGATGATGAAGAAGATGTATGACTCTCGTGTCATCTTCAAGAAAAAGATGATTGCCGCTAAGAAGGAATATGAAAAAACTCCTACTGTTGAGCTCTCAAAAGAGATTGCGAGATGTAACAACATCCAAATGGCTAAGAAGATCTCTCTTAATAGTGCTTATGGCGCTATCGGTAATGAGCACTTTAGATATTACCGCCTTGCAAACGCAGAAGCGATTACTTTATCTGGGCAAGTCTCTATCCGCTGGATTGAGAATAAGATGAATGGATATCTAAATAGACTTTTGCAAACTGAAGGTACGGATTATGTCATTGCATCTGACACTGACTCAATCTATCTTAACCTTGGACCTCTTGTTAATAAATTTTTTGCTAATCAGTCTGGTGATAAAGCAA